TATTCATTAAATACTAGAAACTATGTTACGCAATCTTTCTATTGATGAGTTCAAAGCTGAGGCGAATGCCACATCAATCAGCATCGTTAAGAACCCTAAGACATCTAAGCTCTTTGCCAGTGCTGCTGGTAAGAACTACCGTGTTCAGGGTGACCTCGACGTTACCAAGACTATCGACTTCCTGTATGAGGACGATAAGGCTGCTGTTGATGCAGAAGGTAAGGTCATCGGTGGTGTTGAGAACGGATGCTTCGTGAACAGCAACCAAGACAACGTGGTACATACCATGTAGGTCTACAGTACACAGGCAACAGGCTACCTTCGGGTAGTTTGTTGTTTCTGTTTTGCTTCTTTGTTGCTCATTCACAGTTAGTTGTGGGAGGTGATAGTGATGGACTGTTCATCGCATCCTCTTTTACCTCGTTTACCCTTATGCACATTATGTCGCATATCATATAATAATAGCCTTTACTACCTATTTACTACAATATACCTCTACTACGTTATAACTACAATTATAACCCTAGAGCATTATAATGAGAACATATGTCCTCTATAATGGTATCCTGATGACGCTTCAAGCGTATAAGGAATGTCGTGCTTGTGAACAACAGTAGCAAGTGACGCTGAGTAAAGTCTCAGTCCATTTATCAAAACTTAATGTACATTGCATCTATAACAGTTATAAGCTGTATGTGATACGACACATATGATGTAGTGTACATTTCCAATTATAACCAATACCTTAACGATATGTATGATCAATTAACAACAATCATCCTTGGTTCAATAGGATTAGCTCTCTTTGGTGGAGCTATCTGGTTACTTCTTCAAGCTATTGCTTGGATTGGTGATTTGTTCCAACGTAGAAACAAGTAAAACCTATGTATTATGTAACTCAAGACCCATATAGTAGACTCTCCACACAAGCTCTGGTCAGAACAGCAGTTGTGGAGAGTCATCTTTTGATTATTAACTAACATTTATATATAATGAAAGAATATATCCTTTGTGCTGCTGTATGGTTTGACAATAAGACTGTTTATCCACATCAGCCTACAAATATTAAATCAGGTTTGGTTGTTCTTGGTCGTAGACATCATAATGCTATTACAACAGCATTTCTATTAAACGATGAGAAGAAGATCAATACTGCATGTACCAACACTCAAGGTTTTATTACTAACCTTGATCATTTTGTCAATAGAAAAGAAGCTGGTAAGATAGCATTTGAAGCTAAACAAATTGATAAGTTTACAGACTGTCTTATGAGTGAAGAACTATATTAATTAAACTCAATATATTATGAGATACTACGAACTAACACTAACTGATGTTGATAGCAATTGGTTAGTTACTACAATGAAAGCTATTCATACTGCGATGAAAGGAAGTTTAGACTTCAGTAAATCAAAAGACGTTGTAAACACTGTTAATGAAGGTGATGAACATGTACTCTATGATGGCTCTGACTTTGTTAAAGCTACATTCATTATGCAAGAGCTTGATGGTGTAAATGCTGATTATGTATTGACAGGTTATCACGATTGATTACTAACTAAACCCTAACATATGGAACTCAATGAACTAACCACTGGAATGCGTTATCACCTATCTCTTGAATCACTGGAATGCGTTATCACCTATCTCTTGAATCATTACAAGATGAAGAGAAGATGATGTATCGTGAACTTACTGAAAGAGATTTCATTATCAATGATCCTGAACATGAGACATTTGCTTGTGATCGAAAGGAAGACATCATTGGTTTTACTGTACCTTTAAATCTAACTTAATATGTATGAACAAGGAGACTTAATCTACTCTAAGAAGTATGATGTAATTGGTACTCTGTTTGAACAAAATAGAGATGAACTGACCCTCAACGTTATCAATTTAACTGGTGACGATGACATTATCTATGCTAACATACATGAATGTGTATTAGCTACTGCAAAGCAGGTTTATATTGCTATGCTTGAATATTACTTTGATCAAATTAGAATTAATTCAACATTAATTCCTCAAAGTATCTACGGAAGCAAACTTCCTTAAACAACAATATTATGAGTACATCATTTAGAAGACAAGCAATGAAGCAGAAGGCAAAGCCTATGCACATGAGTCCTACTAACAATAGGAAACGTACATTTGGACGTATTGTTCAAGTTGATCCTAAATCTGGTCGTCAGATTAGGCATAATCCTATGAATTAAAAGCTATGAGAATAAAAAGCACATTACTGTTGTTGCTCAATGTAGCAATTGCAGTTATTCTTGTTATATTTCTTGTAGCAGTTGTTGATCATTACAAGATTAAAAAGGAGTATAAAGAAAAGAATTGGAAATATGAAGAAGTATATCATATTAACAATGTTCATTCTGCTACTCTTGATGCTCTTGGTATTGATGAAATACGCTCTGATGATTGGGAAGAGACTGCAAATAGTCTTGACATCCCAATTGATTCACTTACTATTAATATATTCTTAAAACACTTACTCCATGAAGATAATTAGATTCTGGAACGTCACCACTGTACTCCTGTTCTTCGCTTTGCTTTTATTAGCATCGTGTAAACATGGTAGCTACAGTGGTTCACTTGCTTATCTTGAGAAGATAGGCGAGGTTGAAATGGTATCGAAAGATAATAGTTTTACGAATGGTTTTGGTGATGTTGTTACAACATATCATTACACCGTTTATTACTATGATACCAATACTCTTATTGAGGAGAAGGAAGCTAAATGTATGGCTAAATTAGCTAGAAGATACAAGGTTTACTATAAACTACCATCTGATGACACTCAATAAAGGAAGAAATGATTTTCCATTGTGGTTACTTATAATCATTCTGTTTTTTGGGGCGATTGGAGTAGTTACACTATGGGCTGCATTATATGCATTTATAACATACTAATGATGTACCTCAAGCAGGATACTGAATATCGACGATGCGTAGACAGTTGATGACCCTTTGCAACATCTTATGAGGACATATAACCGAAAAAATACGTATGGATATGAGTAGTGAACAAGTCCTGCACTCATTGGGTATGCGTGTAAAAGACGCAGAATTGCGTGACAAAACACGGTCAGAGGGAAACGCTGACGATCTGAGTGCAATTCTCAGTGCCCATCCAATATTTAAGACGACGAGTGGAGGTAATGGCTCCCAACGGTGTGATGCTCCCGCATGTGCATGGTCAAAGCCGACGAGCGACAGCAACGAAAGGTGATGACAGGGATTGCAACTAAGGTAAGCTACTAATCTACTTTGCTACATTGGCAGAATGACGAAGGTAGCTTACCTTTTAAAGACATTATAATATTATGCTTTTCGATACGGAGATACCAGTAACGTTCTGTAGCCTCTTCTAATCACCACATGGCGGTGAGTACTTCTGCATAATACCATCACATCACGATTAACAAAGAATGTCTCGATAAAAGACAACTGTTGCAACGGTTGGTCATTGGTGTAAGCCCTTGTTTATGGATGTGATGGTTTTAAAGATAGCACGACCCATACACTCAAAGTCGTTAAACTGTGTGAGTCCGATCATATGATAGACTATAAAATTAAACTATGAACAAATGTGCTATTGGGCGTTAGAATTGCAACCTTGCCTGTACCAGCATTATTTAGGGAATGGATTAGGTTTGATCACCAACATCCATTCCTATTTTTTGAAACTAATACCTTAATTATATGAAATATTTATCACATTTATCAGAAGGTGCTGCTGCTGGTCTTATTATACTTGCAGTATTACTAGTCATAGTCATTCTTGTCTATGTTGACAAACGTAAAGGTAGAATATAATAAATTGAATTACACTTAATTAAACTATTATGGACATTCAAAAACTTATTATTGGATGGGGATTTCTTATGTTATTTATTCTCATTGTTGGTCTAATCATCAGGAGATTAGATAAACTTAATGATTACCCTGATAAACTTGACTTTGTTGAATGGTATAATGAAAATAAGAAAGAAATACTTAACAAGGTTGAAAGACGCTCTAACCTCTATGGTCTTGACCTAGAGAATGAAATTGATAAAGAATACGAAGCTTATTTACAAGCTTAAAGATGTGGTATGAGGGAAGATGATTAATTCTGTTAACAAACCAGATGTTGCAAAAATGACAACATGTAAAGTTTAAGCTCCTTACATGATAAAAAGCTCTAACAACATAATCAATGTCTTCCCTCTTTACATTTGGAATCAAGGTGTCCAAACTTATGAAGGGAGGTCGATGCCGTTAGCTAGGTAATGCCTATTCCGGTGATAAAGGGGCAATGTCTTATGACTGCCCTGAGTATGATCCGTACTTTCCCTTGATTCCATTTTTAGCTATTAAATTAATCACTTAACTTTATAAAACAAATGATGAGAAAATTGATGACATTATTAATATTTGTACTAGGTATAAGTATTAGTGCTCAACCATTAACTTTTAAAGCAGAAATTGGTGAGTTTACTGAAAGTTTGGAAGAGATTGAATGGGAACCTATTGAACTAGGTCAGAATATATATGTGATTTGGGACACAGATGACGATTGGATTCAAGTAGTTACAAAGACCACTATCAAATATTATGTAGTTACTCAAGAATCAGAGTCTTCTGATAATGGTGAGAGACTTGATATAGTTTTTGATTGTATAACTGCTAGTGGTGTTGAACGTATACTAATAATTAGTTGGTTTGAAGATGATGAAATGGCATTTGGTGGTATACATAAATACCGATGGCGAATAGCATTTAATGATTTTGCAGTTGGCTATTACTGTAATGTAGTAGAATAATATGTTGGGGTGAGAGTTAAGAACATCTACTAGACTACGCTTGGTAGCTTTAAGCAAAGTGAGTCACTGGTAGATGTTCTTTTTAACTTCTTATAAGTTCTCTAATTTATATTTGAATCAGCAGAGACATATAATCAGTATAAAGGCTGGTGTAGTTGATTGAAGAGAACGCTCTCTTAATTGAGGGTTCTGGGGAGAATGTGTGGAACGCTTCCCTAACGGAAAAGGTGAGTCCACAAGTGTCTTAGGGGTGCATACAGTTGTGTGTGTACCCTTTTTTAAAGAAGAAACCGAATTAATAAAACAGATGGAATACACTTATAATAATCAAATTAAGAAAACAGTTCGAGAATTAGTGTTTGATAATTTTCCAAGAGGAAATATAACAACACTTGTTGGACCTGAATTGATTCTAAATCTTAGATATATAGAACGCTATGTATTTAGAACTGTTGGCGGATACTATTCTAAAATAAACTTATACGAGTATGATAAAACTGTTTATGTTCATTTACTTGAAGAGTTTGTTGGTCTTTTGAAGAATAACCAGAAGATTATCTTTCCACAAGAGTTAATGGAAAACGTTGAAATAAAGAATGATGACATTGTAAATGCTGAATCACAAAAGATTATGGATTTAGATTTTTGTACATCATTTGTAACTAATCAGAAAACTATTAACAAACTCTTTAGAGAACAATATGCTACCAATTTTAAAGGGAGAACTGGAACTAAAGCATTTACTATTACATGTTGTGAGAGAGATGCTAAAGAAGGTTCATTTACTGCTTTTACAATGTGGTATTTATCAGTATTTGGAAGATACAGAACTGATAAAATGCTGGAAGAACTTGATAAAGAAGGAATGAAACTTGGTGCTAAGATGGATATGGTTAATGATCAAAGAAACATTTACGCAACAGTATATAGTTGGGATAATGGTAATAATCATATGTATGCTAGTGATGTTGATGTTGATGTTAAAACTCAAAAAGAGTTTATCATTAAATATAATGCTGGTGGAGGACCAATGTTTATATGGTTTATTGTGTATACGGATGCAGGAGTCAGCGTTCAATAATTAGATGATTCCAATTGTTACACCTTTAACTCCATACAAATGGTAAAAGGAAAAACGAGGAAACCGAAGGCAACCGAATATGTGACAGTGAATAAACATGATCCCTTTCGTAGGGATAATCTACTGACTAATGCTCGTTTGGGTGTTGGTAAAGTAATTGAAAAAGATGGAGATGTTATATTAAGACTTGGAACAGAGTCGTATGGATTTGTTGTTTATACCATTAAAAATGCTACCTTAGCTATTGATGGGAACAACAAACAATCCAAAGAATGATACTCCTCAAGTAATACTTGCAAGTATTGTAGCAATGTGTATAGTATTATGTATTGCTGCAATATTTTATAAAATATTCTATTTGAGTATTTATTAATAATGAGTAATTATAACGACAGAAGCTACCAAGACTTCTTCAAGGAAGAACTCTATGGTGGGTTTGTGCAGTATTTACTGGACGAATACGGGGCGAGGACGATCAACGATCTATTGAGAGATGATCCGTTAGTAACCAAAAAGGGATTTAATTTCCTTGTAACTAGGCAACTTAATGAGTTTTTACAACTCAATCCTGAAATTGCAAAAGTGTTTGCAATTAATCGCAGACGTTGCATGAACTTGAGGAACATAGGAGGTGGTAATCTGGCTTTTCCGATTGACACTGAAGATGATGGACTTATGGTTCGTGAAAATTTACGTGTATCTGAAGTAGTTCCATCCGCAGAATTATCTGCACGAGCTACAAAAGAAATGAAACGTTCTGCTACTTCTATGAAGGGACAGACTATCAAAGGTTATGGAAATGAGAAATGTTATCCTTTTCCTAAACGCCTTACCGTTCATTTCAAAGAAGGATATGCTACCAAGATTGGGAAGACAACTGAAAGCTTCCATGTAAATTCTCGAAGTGAGGCAATAATGATATTGCTAGACCGATTTGAGAAGAAGGTGGCTTATGCTACTATCCAAGGTGAAGAAGAATTTTGTTTTGTAAAACCGAGAAATGGAAAACGCAAAAGGAGTCGCAAACTTCGTAGTCAGGTATAACTGTAACCCATTACTGGTTACAGGAAATCATCGACCTGACATCAGAGATATTTTATTTGTACCTGATACAGATGAGAGAAACTTTGATGAGCAAGAAGAAGCTATTATCTTTCTAATGGAATGTACGTCACCTATTACAACGCTTGAACAGTTAGTGCCTGAGCTAAAAGGTAAGAAGAAATTCAATTACACCTTAGCTGATCGTAATATACGACCAAAGCACCAACTTCAAGCGTCGATGGATGATGTTATCGAAGCTGAATGGTAATAGATAGGAATACTATTTGTTTGTTTAACAATTAATTATTATTTTTATAAACCGCTTTAGGGTAGGTTAGTCAAAAGTAAACGTTCTTTTTATCTGGTTGTTACGAAACTTTGATACAGATTTCGACAGAACAAATAGTATTCCTTTTTAAAACATTAAGTGTGATTAATTCGGTTAAATATACAAGGTATTAAGCATCATAAATTTGAACTATGAAAACCTTGACGGATGGGGAGAAAACCTTTATGGTGATGCGACGGAACCCCTAATCACACTTTTAACAATTATTGAAATGGCAAAAGAGAAAGATGATAAAAATAAACTCAAGCGTTTAGAAGAACAATATTACCGCTTTGAAGGTAATGAACGTAGACAAGCTGGTTTGCTTGGACAAATTGAAACGCTGAAGAAAAAGATGTAGTTATGAGATATTTTTTAGCATATTTTAGAAAGCATGGAAGCGAGGTTGATTTTTACAAGCTTGTACGTGCTGGTAATTTGCTTCAAGCACAATCAATAGCAAAAAAATGGGTTACATATCCAGAAGGGTATGTAATAGAGGTAACTGAAGCATTAGAATAATAATACCGGGGTAGACATGGCTTAGACTATGAATGATCGGTAAATATGGCAATCACATGAGTTAGAACACTCTAAAAGTTCATAAATAAATGGAGAAACTAAAGTAGTTCCCATGTACAGTCGCTTTCTTGCAAAAGTAGCGTAGTACTGACCCGTCAGGTGGTTGGAAACAGAAACTTGACAAAACGGTTTGCTTGTTCCATTAAAAACAAGTTGGTGGACCTGCTGATCCTAGATCAGCCCCAATGATGGTAGACCATCTATGATTGTAAAAACTGTATTTATGCGGCTTTGTAGGACGGGAGTTCGATTCTCCCCTACTCCACAATTTATTGTTTAACTAAATATATATTCGTATGAAACTCAATGTAACTAAATGGAAAGAGAAACCTGATACCGAGTATTCGGAAGATGGTTTAGTCCGTAAGAATACCAGTAAACCTGAATATGGTAGTATGATGGTAACATCAAGTGAAGTTACTATTACTAGAGGGTTTGCTAACACAAGGAAGAAGATTGGCTTTATCTCTGGTACTATCCAAGAATTGTCAGAGATTATATCCAGACACAATCTTGTAGAAGGAAGCGATTTCAGTGCTCTTGTAGCACCTCATAGAATTGCTGTCATTGAGACAGTTCAATCTGAATTGAATGGAGAATTAGGTTTCTCTGAGAAAATGAATCCTAAGACAGGACAAATACTTGCTAAGGATGGTGAAGTTATCTACAGAAAGACTGAAGTTGTACCTCAAGGGTCTGATATTGTAGATATTCTGATTACACACGACAAAGAAACTGATACCGCAGATAATGCAGTAAGTGAGTTTGAGAAAAGTAGTAACGTAATCAAAGAATTATAGTAGTTGTGTGTCAATACACTACTAAGGGTAGTCTCTCTTTCCGATTTTGTAGAGGCTACCCTTTTTATTATTAATACTAATATATTATATTATGTCTGATATTGGAGAACATATGTCTTATGAATATGACATATTGGATTTAGGAAAAGAAAAAGTTCCTGAGAAAATAGTATGGATTTTCGATCTTGAACAGCTAAAGAACTTTCATTCAGCTACTTTCATGGAACGTGACAATCCAAAGAACATTAGAGTATTTGTTATTCATTCATCTCGTAATGATATGCATGAATATTACAAATTTTTACAAGAAGAGGTAGCAGGTCTCATTGGATTTAACAATGTTAGATTTGACTATCCTTTAATGCATTTGTTTATGGCACTTATGAAAATGATAAGTGAGAATACGACAGCAGATGGACTCAACCAGATATTATACGAAGAATCACAACGACTTATAAGAGAAGAGTATACAGCAATACCAGATAAAGATACTAAGATACCACAATTAGATTTATTCCTTATTCATCACTTCGACAACAAAGCTAAAATGACAAGTCTGAAGTATGTTGAGATCAATATTCAATACCCAAATGTTCAAGATATGCCATTCGAGCATACTCATTGGGTAAAAGATGATGAAGTAGAGGAGATATTAGATTACAACTTTAATGATGTAGACGCAACTTATCAGTTTTATATCAAAAGTGAGAAGCTTGTAGAACTACGACAGAAGTTAGGAAAAAGATTTAACATAAACATATTGAATGCTAATGATCCTAAGATAGGTCAGGAGATATTTGGTAGAGAGTTATCAAGAAGAACAGGTATAAAATATAAGGTACTTAAAGAGATGAGGACATATAGACGTTCTATTGATCTAGGTAAGTGTGTATTACCATCTATATCATTCAAATCAAAGGAATTTAACAGGATATTAGACTTCTTTAAAAGTAAAACTATTGATACTACATATAAAGCATTTGAAGAGTCAGTTATATATAAAGGATTTAAGTATGACTATGGTACTGGTGGATTACACGGCTGTATTGAATCAGGAGTGTATGAAGAGGATGAAGAGTATGAGATTATAGATATTGATGTACAAGGGTATTATCCGTCGATTGCAATAGCAAATGGCTTCTATCCTCAGCATTTAGGCAAAGGTTTTATCCAAGTGTATAAAGAGATAGTTGATTTGAAGAATCAGGCTGCAAAGGACGGAGACATGGTAACTAGAGCAGGAATGAAACTGTCTGGTAATGGTGTATATGGTAAAAGTAATGATCAATACAGTTTATTCTATGATCCTATGTATACAATGAGAGTAACTATCAATGGACAATTACAATTATCTATGTTAGCTGAACGTCTTGTTGATGATATAAGGATACCAATTACTATACTACAAGTGAATACAGATGGTATTACTATTAAGATTCATAGAGATATGGAAGCTAAGATGCTTGACATATGTGAGATGTGGGAAAAACATACTGGTCTTGTACTTGAATATGCAAGGTATAAGAAGATGGTTATCAGGGATGTTAACAACTATTTAGCTGTTACTACCGATGATGTAGCAAAACCTAAAGGTTGCTTTGAGGTTATACCTATGCAGAATGGTGCTATTGCTTACAATAAGAACTGGTCTATGAGGATTGTTCCTAAAGTATTACATGAGTATTATATGTATGGAGTATCTGTTGAAGAAGGAGTACGTGATAGTAGAAACATATATGACTTCACTATAGGCTTTAGAGCCAGAGGTGATTGGAAGATATGGGCTACTGGACTTGACAAGAACATTAAATTCCATGATAAGCAACAGAAGACACTACGATACTTTATGTCTCGTGGAGGTGTGATGTTGACTAAAGAGAATGAGGTTGATGGTAGAGTTATTTCATTAGAGGCTGGTAGAACAACTACTCTCTTTAATAGATATTTTGAACCTCTCAAGTTTAGTGACTATGGAATTGACTATGGATATTACATTAGAGAGATAAACAAAATTATAAATTCTGTCAATGATGGACAGCTTAAACTATTTTAATATGAAAAAGTATTACGACTATGAACTGAAGTTTACAGATAGAGATGGTGTTGTAACCAAGCCTGATTTATCTGATGAGGAGTTGATTACACTCTCTGATAACATAGCTAATGGTAGCTTTGAAGGATCACTTGAAGTAGAAGAAACAGCTTAAATTATGGAAAACAACGGATACGAACGATTTGGTGTATACCTATTGTCGCATCTCGGAGTTATTGATAACCCCGACGATCTTGATTGGAGGTATATAGTTAGTGAATATAAGAAACTTACATTGAAGACAAAACCGGGGTTAATGTATATTAATTGGCTGGTTGCTATTCATTTTGGTTTAGATGCACACGACGTTAGAACCATTAAAAGAAAACCGACTTATACAACTCCTAAGCATATTGTAATGTATTTGGCTACAAGTCTATACAGATATACTCAAATTGAATTACGTGACTTCTATGATCTTAAAGATCGTAGTAGTGTACCTAGTGCAATTAATAAAGTAGAAGGATGGACACAAAGTGATAAATATTTTAGAGAAGATATAGAACAACTTACAAACAAATTATTAGGATATGAGCAAATCTATCAAAGACCGATCACAGATACAATCGGAGGCGGGAAAATTTTTTACAATGCAGCCCTCGAAAAAGGGAACTATATGTCTATCAACAGGAACAGGAAAGTCGAAAGTAGCGATTGACTTTATTAAAGAGAATGATTTCATAAAAACGGTGCTCATTACTTCTCCAAGAACAAATCTTAAAGAGAATTGGTGCAAAGAGTTAATCAAATGGGGATTAGAAGAATGGAGAAATGGAATGTGGAGAATTGGTACAAGAGCTATTACCATTATTATTGAGAATGTACAAACTGCTTATAAATGGAAAAACAAACCATCAAATTCTCCAAGTTTTGATCTTATCATAGCTGATGAGATTCATACAATGATGACTCCTGAATATTCTGCTATTTTTGAACTTGAATATAAATGGTTGATGGGCTTGACTGCTACTCATGATATTACTGATAAGAATGCTAAGGCTGAATACTATGAAAAGTACTGTCCTATTATATATGAGTACTATGAGTCAGCAGAAGATGGACTTATTAACAAGACTCGTTTCTTTATTGTGAATCATACGCTTGATAATAATACTGAAGTGCGAATTGACTCTAAGAAGGGAGTATTCATGAGAGGAGAAGCTGAACAGTATGAATATTTGACTTCTCGGATTAAGAAAGGGCAACAACTGATGATAGCTCAAGGATCACAAGATTGGTTCTCTGATGCTGCTAATTGGTTTTGGAGAGGTAATGGTGACAAAGAGCAGAAGTTTGCGGCTATGATGTATCTCAATTCGATCAAGTATCGAAAAGATTTTCTTCAGAAGTTAACATCTACTGCTAATATAGCACATATGGTCAAGAAAGGAATACTTGAAGCAAATGAAGACAGTAAGGTACTCATTTTTTCTGAGTTAACAGCTCAAATAGAGAAAATAACCGATAAGACAGTACATTCACATAATGGTGCGAAGGTAAACCAGAAACGATTAGATGATTTTGATGCTGGTACTATCCGAGAATTGGGTAGTTGTCAATCTCTTACACTTGGGCTGAACCTTAAAGGTGCAACTCATGGTATTATGGAGTCTTATGTAGGCTCTGCAACAAGATCAAAACAGAAGAAGGGAAGGCTAGATAGACTAGCAGCAGATGAGATTGCTGATTTGTGGATTATTGTAGTTAGTGGTACTCAGATAGAGAAATGGTTCGAGAATATGGTAAAAGGTTTTGATCTTAGTAACGCTGTTTATGTTGACAGTGAGACTATCATGAAACGACAATTTGATTATGGAAGAAGACATTAAGAGTATTAAAAAAGTAGTGTGGATTAGTTTCTATATATTATGTTTCATATTAGGACATGTAATTGCTAATATAATAAACTATGTTAGGTGAATATTTAGAGGTATACAAGAGAGCAGAACTCAGAATGTATGAGTTCTCTCTTCTTGTACTCATTTTTGAACAAAACCATGAATATCTACATGAGATACACAATAACAATTTCATTGACTTTAATACTGGAATAAAGTATTTAGAAACTCAAGGACTTGTTAAACAACATGGTGAACAACCTACTGACATAACGTTAAGAAAGTCAGGAGAAGACTTATTTAATAAGTATTACGGTAAGAAGAAAAAGAAGGAGAAGAATGATGTATATAAATGGTTCCCTTTTTGGAGAGAAATCTTTCCAATAGGCTCTAATCAAAGTGGTTACAGATATAGAGGTAATAACTTGGAGCGCTTGAAAAAAATGACTAAATTTGTGGACACATATGATTTCACAAAGGAGGAAATATTTCAAGCAACAAAGAACTATGTTGACAAATTTGCATTGAAAGGTTACATGTACATGCAACAAGCACATTATTTTATTGAGAAAAAGGATTCAGGATCAACTCTCGCTTCAGAGTGTGAAGGTGTGAGAGAACGTGGTGTTGAACAAGTTAACGTGGAACCTAAACATGGCGAACGAATCATCTGAT